AATCAATGAACCAACTGCACCGTTTGCAATAACAACATTAGCAGATACTTCAGCGTTTAATCCAGAAAAAGTTTTATCTTTACCTGCTACAGTAATCATTGTTATAAACCCGGAAGTTTCACCTTTAACGTATGAGTTTGCATATTCTGGAATCTCACCAAACATCGAAGTTCGTGTAACTTGTAATGTATTATCATCTATAATAGATTTAATTAATCCGAGTTTAGAATAACTTCCATTTTCAATGTAATGACCAATTTGTGATGTTGCTGTTGGGGTGAGTACGATGGCAGATCCATTTGCAGTAGTCGATAGTTTTAATCCACTTGTATTTGATTGCACAACATAATAATTAAAATTGTTAGCAAGACCGCCAATTACCGTATTACCATTATCCACACTGTATGTTACAATAGTACCATTAGCCCAAATATTATTTGTAATACTAATAAAACTGCTAGATATATCATTTTTACCATCAAAAGCTTTTCGTGAAATGAATAATAAATTTTCACCCTCTAAGAAACTTGCTGTGTTTTCTCGTGTAGTGAGTATATAATCGTGTTTCTTATAACCGTAAACTACAGGTTCTATTACCGTAACTAATGGATCTAAGTTGTAGTCTTCACCTGGATTAGTTTTACTAATTAAGCTTATAGAACCGATAGTAAAGTCATCAAAAGCTAATGCACTTCTTATTGTTCCGTTCGATAGATTAGCTGTAGGATTAGCAAGAAACCCATATGCATTTGATCCTGATAGCGCAGTATTACTACTGCCATCGATAACAATATTTAAATAATCAGCACCATAAATGTTATTACTATAAAGAAAATCTGAGTTCAAAGAAACAGTTTCTTCATCGTCAAGACTTGCAACTTGGAATGATGCTAAACTACCTTGACCTGCTGCTGTAAGATATGCAGTAGTATTTGATGTTTTACCATATAAAAATAGACCATTATTATAGTCTATTGCACTACCTAAAACAGGAGTAAAGAAGGCGCCATATCCTCCAGATACTACAGCAGTAAATGAGTGACCATTTTCAGTAGCGCCAGCAGTGATATTAATTACATTTCCTTTTGGAGCAGTAGAAACCGTTATACCAAGAGAGTTTGCAGTTCTTACATAATATTTTGTATTATTTGTTAATCCACTTAATGCGGTATTGGTAGCAGTGACTCTATACTCAACATATTGCGCATTTACAAAATCATGACTAGAAATTGTGATAAAATCTGTAGTATTAGAAACATCAGTATTTGCATTGAAAAAATACTGATTTGCACTATTTGCGATCGTAGCACTAGGTGTAGTTAAATAACCTGTCCCTGGACGCACAATTGTAACAGCAGATATATTACCACCAGCAGTAGTGGTTACTCTTGCATATGTGCCATAACCAGAAGTAGACGTAAAACTTAATACATCTCCATTCGAATAATTTGCTCCGTTTGCAGTAATTGTAACAGAAGCAACAGAAGTCGTAGAACTATCATTGATGCCGATATATGTAGAATATGAACTTAGAAGTGCATTAGCAGAAGAAGCTCTGCCACGTATTCTTTGATTAGATAAGAACGCGCCTTGAGTATTTGAAATTTCTACGACAAGATTAGAGCCAGCTCTAGATACAGTTTGCACTGTAGCATTTGCCCATTCGACGGTAGAATTAGACTGATATACTTGTTCGCCTTTTGTTACTAAAACCCCGTTTTGTATATCTGAAAGTATTAAACTATTATTTGTAGTAAATGCAACAATATTTGCAGTAGCAGTTAAATCAGTATAAGTTACAGTATTAGCATAAATCGTATTATCGGAATTATAGAATCGAGCATTCGATTGTAGATTGCCGGAAATAACTGAAACGTATAGATTTCCTGTTGTCGAATCAATAGTTGAAACATTGATTGAAATTATTTGACCGTATCCAGAAAGTGTATTGTTTGCATAATAATTGTAAATAAGATTATTTGTTTGAAACGTTCCAGACATTCCTTGAAAATCGATATTAGCTTTAGGCTGAACAAACGGTTCAAATTGAATAAAAGGATTGATCAAAGATCCATTTGAAACAATAACATTATTAACCTGTAATGTTTTTTCTGCAATTATAATTTTTGGAGAGATCGTATAACCCCAACCACCTTCTAATAATAAAAACTCTACTTGACCAGTAGTATTATATGTAGATGTTACGATGGCTTTACCGTTCATTCCAGTATTTGAAGTAAGAGTGACGATATCACCTACGACATACTCTGACGCACCAGTAAGGACTTCTAATTCATTTAATGAACCAGTAATGACAGGAGTGTTTCTTGGATCAGTCGTGCCAGTATGTATTACCTTTTCGCCGTACTTAAAGTTACCTTTTAAATTACTCAAGAAAAATACATGAATATTTTTTGATATTTTTACTTTATTGCCAGCAGAATCGGTTTGGTCATTGATCTTTTTCTTGACGGAATAATTATCAACGAATGCAGTAGCACCACTATCTATGCCAGTAATTTGTTTCCCTTCGAACGCTGAATTATATGGAGTTTCAGTAACTTCAATGTAAATCGGAATTTTCCATGTGTTATCTGAAAGCTTGAAAACATCATCGCCTGGATAACGAATAGAGGCGGGTTGTGCATAAACTAATTTAAAGAAAAGATCTACTGAACGTTCTGTACCTTTGGATCTATAAAAATCTAATGCATTCTTTATGAAAAGTCGTTTATTTGTAGCTGTATCAAACTGAATATTCTTAAGTGTTTCTTCTTTGAAATAAACTAGAAAATTGTCTACTGTTTGATCTACATCACGATATTCCAATAACCTACGGGAATGATAAAGCGTATTATTTGCTTGCTCTAACCATTCATAGTAAGCTTTTACAAACGTTACGAAAACTTGTCCATCTTCTCTATAAAAAGAAGGAAACTGTGATTCGATAAGGGGAGAGATGTAAGTGACAATATCTTTCACTTATTATTCCCTTTCAGAAACGATATTAATACGAACATCTTCATCTTTAATCGTTAAAATCGTTCTTAACAATGAAGATATATCTTTTCGTTTTGTGCGGGCAAAAATCTTAATACCACTTCCAGTATATTCTGTTATATTCAATCTTTTAAGTTGAACTTTGCCAGTTTTATAATCTACTGTGCCAACAGTATTTACTACTACGTTATTGGTTCCATCTAAAGTAATTGTCGTAATATTACCTTTTCCATCGTCTTTCAAATTTACTAATTTATTTTGAACAACAAAACTAGTAGATTCAATTGTAGAAATATAGTTGCTAGGATAAATTTTCTCAAGATCTGCAAAATCGTTTTCAAGTTCTTGCGCAAAATCTATGTCATAATTTTTTTCTATTCCTGTTTCTGGAAGCACTACTCGTATGGGCCTAATTATTGTATCATTACTTAATATACTTCTATCGGTCGCGTCTATAGTTTTAACCAAACTGCTATAACGTAAAGTAGTGTTAAAATCATCAAGGTATGTTCCATTAAAGTCCCTTATAGCAGTTAAAATTAACTCTTTAAGAGATTCGCTATTTAATGCAGTAGTGTTTAGATTATATCTAACAGTAGAAAATATATCTACGTTCATGAAATCTGGATCGATAAACACGGGATCAATAGACAACGAAGATCTTGGTTTAATAAAATTGTAATATTGCTGCTTTCGTATATCGGGAACGCCGTCTACATTCTTAAGATCTACTGCAATAAAGACTTTTCCAAATACTGGAGGAACAGCTTCTTCGCCTCCATATACTGATACAGCATTGATTTCAGGGAAATTTAAAAGAAGAAGATTTCTATAGTCTTCAGCAGTTATTGCTCTTTCTTGAGTAGTAAAATATCTTGGAGCATTAAACTTAACTGACTCAATTGACTCATGAATAGCACCTTGTGCGGCCGCTGATACAGTGGTTACTGCTACATTTGAAAATGTTTGAATAGCGCCATCAGACGTAAATTTAAATGCGCCATTTGGAAGTTCGCCTTTACAAATACGATATTCACATACGACTATTGAATTGTCTTTTGGTTTTCTTCCAAGTACGCCATCACCAAAAAGAACTTCATACTTGTCGTTTTCTGCGCCCTGAACAAAGAATATCTGAGAATTAGCTTGTTTGTCAAATAATGAAGTTGCTCTTAGATAAGATAAAATTTCTGCACCATTATCTTCAAGCACAGTTACTGTTAAAGAATCAGTGTCAATAGTTGGATTAGAAAGCATGAATCGCTGTGATGTATCCGAATTATTTACAGTAAAAGTATCATTAACATATTGACCTTCATAGATTACAATTTCATTAGATACAAATGTACTATTGGCACCCGAGATTACTTTATTTTCATCAGTTGAAAAGGTAAAAGTATTAGAACCAACACGCGTGTTAAATGTAGTACCTTTTGGCATAGTAACAGAAGCCACACTACCATCAGTTTGAATAGTTAAAGTAACGGTCGCACGAGCTGACTTAAAAGATCTTGGCGTGTAATTGAGTTCTTTTGCTCGTGAAATAACGCTCTCTCGTAACTGCGCGCTATCCAAAAACATTTCATTGCCGATCATATTCAAATAGAACGTGTTCATATATGTGTTATATGAAAGGACATCAAGCAATACATTTATATTACTTCCTTCAAAATCATAGTCTTTGAAGGTATTTTGAGTCTTAAGATAAGTCTTAAAACTCTCTTTGAGAGAAGTAAAATCTAAGTTTACTAAATTTATGCTTGTGTTTGCAGCCATTATCTTACTCTAATTAGAGGTATGTTTACTGTTATTGGATTAGCTATTGTAGTGATATAAAAAAGTAACGTCACTACATATCCATTATCGTCTGGATAAGGACTAACTATAACATCTATTATTTTTGCTCTTGGTTCATAATTTTCTATCGTTTGAATTATCGCAGACTTAATAGCAGCAGATGTAAATGTAGAGATGTCTTCAAACAAAAAGTGATTTAAATTAGAACCGATAGTTGGTTGAAATAATCTCTCATATTTATTCGTAGATAATAAGTTACGAATAGAACGCGTGACTGCAGCTTCATTCTTAATCGTCATCAACTGCTTAGAGTCTGGATGAGCATTAAAATTAGTTAAAAAATCAGAATATAAAAACTGATCTTTAGATTTTTGTGCTGAAAACCTATCTGCTAATGAAGGTGATGCCATCTTTGAATCCTTATTCGAATCTTATATTTATTGCTGTTCCGTCAATAAACCTATACTAGAATCATCTACATATGCATTTTTAAGATTTATTTTCGATGCCTTTAATGTCATTTCACCTTCAGATTCTATTTTACATGAGCCATTAATTTTAGTGTCTAGATTACCGTCAATTTGCATATTTACATTACCTTTGACAGTTATCTTTACATCGCCTTGAACATACATTTCATCGTTCTTAGCTAATATTGTATAGTTATCACCTGCGACTTTAGTCACAGTTCTCCCATCTGCGCTAATTTCTACATATGTACCAGACTTATGATACAGATGAATTCGTTCTGCATTTGGTGTATCATCTATTTCTATCGTATGACCGCTTTGAGTGCGTGTAACTTTATTGTATGGATACTTTGAACCGTATGTTGTTTCTGGTTCTGGACCCATCAACGGTTTTGATTTCCATGTATTCACTTCTCGCGCTAGTTGTGGCACGTCATGATTCTTAATATCACCTTCTTTTATTGCCGGTTGAGTACCAAAAATTATTGGAATTTTTGACGCCGATCCATCAGCAAAAAAACCATATGCAAAACTTCCTACTAAGATACCAGTAGGAGACGTACCTACTTCACCTAATTCAGGAGTCTGATAACTAGCACTCGTTATAGGTAATAGTGGCATAGCCCAAGGTAATTCTTCATCAGAAAATTGATCATGAAATCCATCAATACGTATCTGGCATTGACCTAATTTATCAGGATCATTGACATTCACTACTTCAGCATAAAACCAATAAAATGTACCTTCACCACCAAAGCGTTTCATGTATCAAATCCTCCGCTCTTACCATAAGATGCGTTTATAAGTTCTAGTGATGTAAAATATCTGAAGTCTAAATCCGTTTTCGATATAGTATGCCTTGCATGAGAAATTAAATATTCACCTGATACGAATTCAGAATTTTCTCCTTTTTGTTTTCCTCCGATTTTTGTCAAACCAGTAGGACTAGGAACTTCTGCTCTTACTCTGAATCCGCAAGAAAGATAAGTATCTCCATATACCATTATGCGCAATATGTTTTGAGTCAATAATGTTATGAAAGCTTTAGCATAGCCGATTTTTTGTTCTAAGAATGTGTCAGACGATGCAGAAGATTTCATGATATTGTATATCTGTGAAGGAGATTTATTGTTAGAAGATTCAAATGCAGAAGTATATAACGGCTTAGCGCCTTTAGTTTTTCCAAAACTGTCATTGTCAGTAGCAGAATTATACTTAATTACTGTTTTTCCACGAGTTTTAATATCAGTAGATCTTACTTCATTATTTAACGCTCCATCGCCAGTTAATTTAATTGGAGATTCTTGAACTATGTGATTATATGCTAAAATGTTTCGGTATGTGGTATTTTTAACACTCGTAGCGCTATCAGAATCCCAGAAAAACATAGCATCTGGCAATAATCTATTTTTACTCGAAAGCAATAATTCTATTGGAAGAAAATTAAATCCATTTTTATCTGCGATTCTTCCTTCATAAAACGCGTATACTGATGATCGATGTATTTTTGAAACGGCTTTTTGTTTCAACATATCGATAGCTTGAAATGGTTTTATTCCAATGAAATTTAAATTTTGTATTCCCTTTGTTCCTTCGCTTTCACAATAAAAAGGTTTGTTAGATTGAAGATCATTTTCCAAAATCATTTTAACATAACTATCTATAGACATACCGTTCAATGGAGTTCTACGAAGCCGATTAGCATTGTTTTTTACTTCGATAGAATAGAATTGAAGATCATACTGAGATGAAGCAGCGTCGTGTCCCATAGTGACGTTTTGAATTTCAGTTATCAGAAATTCAAATTTTCTAGGTTTACTGATTGGACCGGGAACAGAAATCTCAAATACAAGTTTACATTCATTTCCCATTATAGGAAGTTTGTCTCGAATATTGATGTTGTCATTTAAAGTAAGACTACCAAACATCACGGGTGATAGAATAGATTCATAGATGTCTATTCTCAGCAATTGATCTTTGATGAACATCAATTTGTTATTATCTAGCGATCCTACATATGCCTGATGTATAGCTACGTCACCTGGATTAAATGTTTGAATTGCCATTAGCTATTCATCAATTCTGAAAATGTGTTGTGAACCATTGAAACGTATCTACTATCCATCAAATCAATAGTCTTCTTCTTTTCATTTATTTAATTTTAGTAATCAAATGCCGTCACTGGAGAAAAATAGACTTGTACATTTGCAGTAATATTTTCTTTTATAGTGGTGATAATTGAAACGGAAGCATTGGCTCCTGAATCAGAACCGATAATATAATAAGTACTTGTATTACTAAATGTTCCGGTTATATGATGAAGAGACATCACTGTAGTATTACTAAACGTCACAAAACCTGTAGCACCTGAAGTATCTTGAATTACTTTTTCACTCGTCTGAAATGCGGCATTACCATTCAAAGTAATATCTAAAGTTAAGATCTTATTTGTCGTTACTATAGTATCATCTTTAATTCTTTCATAGCCGATGATATTATTATCGAAGTTAACTGTAGGTGTCCAATAACGTTTTCTTTCTGCGACCAGTGCATCATACCCCGATATAGTCAATATCGATTCATCTTGATCATAATTATTGCGATAGAATATCACTTTTTGATTGGCTGCGCGTAAAGAACCATATTTTTTAACTATGAATGCTTCAAACTGTTCTTGAGTCAATGGAACATCATAGTATGGATCAACTACTTGATTAACTAGATGTAATACCCATAC